GTGGTGGTTTTCGGTTTGTAAAATCTTGTTTTCATTCTCTCTCCTTTGTTTTGGGCAGACTCCTAGCCTAGGATTTTTTACAACTTTTAAGTTAGTAACTACAATTGTGTGTGTTTAAAAATAGCATCGCCATTTTCAACAAGCACAATCTGTCTGAAAGTTTTAATATACTTTTTAAAAGCTTGTAGTGAATGAACACATTGACCAATATTATTTTTTGGTTTCTGCATGATCTCACCATGAAGCTCATTAAGCTTAGCATATCTTCTTAACAGACTATTACTTTTTGTCGCCATCCTGATCTGTCCTTTGTTTAAGTTTAATTACTGACTTGTCTAATTTAATATCAGTAACTTTAAGCTCAGCATTGTCGCTGACATCTGACTTGGCAGCTATCTCTGCCGACTCAAATTCTTCTATTGTTTTAAAACTTGCTTCAAAAAAACTTTCTTTAGTTACATTGCTCATCTTCTATGATCCATTGTTGAATACTCTTTATTAAAATTTAAAGTTGGTATTTGTGATGTCTGTAATTCAGTCATTCTAATTTTACGATGAGCTGCTTTACCTTTAGATATTAAACCCAACTTAAATAACTCTGCACATATTGCACCAGCTCTGGCTCTTGAAAACTGAAAGTGTTCGCCAATTTCTTTGTATGTTGGAGAGAATTTATTTTGTTTTATAAAGTTGCTTATAAAATCTAAGCAATCATATTTTATTTTTGACAAATATATATGTCCATTATTTTTACTCATTATGATCCTTATTAAATAAATTTGTGATGTTTGGCTTAGACACATACTCAGGTACTTTTTGTTTTGGACTACCTAATCCTTGCAGATGTAGTTCTAGCTTAGCTGAGTACCAGTTAGCTTTCTTCACATCCATTAAACAAGCTTCTGCTGAGCTGCCATGCTTTGCACCAAACCTCATTGTGTATTTCAAAATTTGAGATCGTAGAAAACCAACCACCTCTAAACTAGATAGTTGGCTAACTATTGCATCAAAAGTCTGAATACTTTTCTGATAATGTTTTGGGTTTACTTCTTCTGACATTAAAAGGGTGCTTCCTCATTAGTTGGTTTTTTGTATGGCTCAGAAACTGTGCCTGACATATCTGGTTGATTAGGATTTTTTTTATCTGTTTGAATCCAAACTGCACAATCTTTCATCACACCATCTATATTTATGTTGCCTTGATAGTGAGGATAGGATTTACCAGCCACATCTGTTTCTCTTGGTTTTCGTTTCCATAAACTAATTTTATTACTAAAGTCTGCCATTGTTATTTCCTTGTTGTTTTTGTATGTGTGATTTTAGTTTTGCGTATTCTGTTTCAACTCTTAGATCCTCAATTGGATCAAGGCTGATTTGTTTTAATTCAGACTCAAATTCTTTCATTTGTATCTGGATATTATTTTCAAACTTGTTTGGTGTAGCTGAAAGTTTTGCACAATCTTTTAGTTTGGCAATCCAATCGTTAGCTAATTTTGTTGTATCAACTTTAGGTAAAGGTTTAGCTGCACTAACAGTAGGTGCTTTAAAAGGTTTAGCTTTATAACCATCGTCATTATCTAAACCAGTTTCTAAATTAAGTGCATTTAAGAAAGCATACTTTCTACTGTATGACATAGCATTACCAGTTCCATACTTGTCTAGATTACCAAATGCTGAACAACCTTGTATTAAAATAAATTCTTTTGAAGCTGTGTCATGGATAGTCATTTCACATTTTATAAAAACATATTTGTCAGTAATATTATTTTCATAATTACAGACTGGATATAATCCATGTTTGTTTAAAGCTTCCATAGCAACTTTTTGGACTGCATCATGCTGCAAGGCATTGAATGGCATCCCACCTTTTTTAGGTGCTTTAATAACTTTGTCTGCTTCCTGACTTGCCTTACTTAACTTCTCATAAATATTACTCATTATTCTCTCCTGGTTTCCTTATTGCTTTTTGTAAAATTTCTTTTTGTTTTTGTAATTTATTAATTTCTTCTAACAATTCACCATTAAGCTTTTGATGACCTTGATCTACTTCCTCAATTCTTTTTACTTCATCCTCAAGCTTCTCAATCACATTGTCTTGAGTTAAAAGTTTTGCATTTTTAAAAACTAATTTTTCAATCAGTTCTGATTTAGGTAGAGTCTGGTAGTGATCTATTAATCCTTTAAAGTCCATATATATCCAAGAATTTTTGTTTGTATTCACCAGGAACATTTTCCCACATGAAAGTATTTTTTTTTATGTCTGATACATCTGGTACACAGAGCCAAGCTAATTTCTCAATATCACCATCAGCTATCTCTAATTTCTTTTGCCAAGCCTTTTCATATACTTGTAAAATTTTTATAGCCTGGTCTAAGTTCTCTTGTTTTAATTCATCACAATTATTTTCAGTAAATAATTTCCTATCACAGTTACTGGCATAGCTTAAAAATGGTGGTAGTGGACAAGAATTTTTATATAGTGAAATTTGCATAACATCACTAAAGTATGGTCTAGTTGGAACTTTAACATTACTATAAACCCAATCGTCGATTCTATTATCTATTATTGGTTTATCAGTTTTTTTCTTTACTACTTTAACAGGATTTTTTAGTGGACTTAATTTGGCAGTACCAAAACAATTTTTAATATCTCCAAAATTTAGTAAGCCAATTAAATCTAAATACATTAACCAATATGTATCTACATTAGGTAGCCATGCTGTATATTCTAGTTCTGCTTTAAATTCTTGGGGTTCTAATTCTGCAATATTGTCTAAATGATTTTGTGCTGTAGCTCTTAAATTTTTAACTATAAACTTAAATTTATATTTATCTTTATCGCTAAATGCTAAATATGAATCTATATCCTTTTGAATTTTATCACTATTAATTACTTCATCTAAAGTTAATTTTTTTGTAAGAGATTCTTGGACTACATCATGGACAAGAGTACCACCTTGAAAACTTGCATTGTTTAAGTTTTTTGTTTCTTCAGGTAATAATATTTTTTTGAAAAATCTGTCTGAATGTTTAAGACAAGCTGTGGATTTTGAAGTGTGTTGCAGACCAAACTTTGTATAGCAATCTGCTACTTTTTTGATTCGTTTCTCCATACATAGTATCTACACTATGTAATGCTGAAAGCAACCTAATTAGCACTCAATGATAAATGGATTAATAATCCCAATATGATGGATAAAGTTCTGTTTCAATTCTTGATGTCCAAGATGGAGATATATCACTTGCAATATTTGGTAAGTTTTTTTTACCAGTTGACCATGATCTATCCACTACATCGTAACGACCATTACTATTTAATTCTAAAAAACCAATGTAAATAGTTTTTGTTTTCTTGTCCTGGCAAATACCAAATCTTGAATCAGCTCCTGTATAAATATTATTTCTTGCTTTAAAGACTCTAATTAAACCATTAGAGCTTGGAGTTTTAGTTATTATGGCTTGGCAACCAGTATATCTGACTGGTACTGCACATTTTTTAACATCTTTTTTTGGAAATAAAGAAACTCTACCATCATCAAATGCTTGACCAATTACATCTACATAAGCTGCCATACCTCTAAAAAAATTAGCTGAAATAAATTGATCACCATTAATTCTAAAGTTATTAAAATATTTTGCTAAGTCTTTAGCTAAAGCTTCTGCATCAAAATAGCTTGGTGAATTTACAGGCTTATTAATTAACCTAGAGATTTTAACTCTCATGTTAGCTTGATCTTTTTTGGGGTAAGTATCTCTTATAAAATCGTCAGTTGTTTTTTTATATCTTTTTTTAAGAAACTCTAATCCCTCTTTTCTGAAACCATTTCCATTATCTGTCATATTATTTTTAGTCTTGTACAGTAAATCAAAATCTTTTGTTGGTTTTTTATTTCTCATACCTTGACCTTATGTTGACTTGATTGTGGTTGCAACATAATTATCATTGGTTATTAATTAGCTTAACTTGATTCATTTTTATAAATGAATTGTGATTAATTATGAGAGAAAATGCAAGTAAAATAAGGATTTTTAAGCTGTGAGTTTATTTTTTTTGATATTAGGTGTTGCTACTGCTGACATAAATCCTGGTATTGCTTTAATTAAAATACCCATAACTCAGGAAATAAAACGAATCAGTTGTGATGAAGCATTTAAGAAACACACAATATGGATGGAGAACCCAAATTACAAAGAGGGTAATGGTGAGATTTGGGGTTATTTCACACATAAAGGTAAGCCAGTTTATCTAAGCTATTGCCAAGA